GAACGGAATGATAAAGTCGATACGATCATCTGCCATTGCAAGCAGGATGCTTTCATCGTTTGCACCGACGAGGATTGTACCCACGTTATCGGAATACCGGTCACGCAGCTTCATTGCATCTTCAATCGGCATGCCTTCCTTCGGATCGAATACGAGCTTTCCGTTCTCCGCCTTACCGATAAGGGAAAGGTTGATCTTGATGCCGGTATCACCGAATGCCCACGCAAAGTTCGGTACCTTCGTGTATGCCTGAGATGTCAGCTTCTTTGCAGACATATCCAGGATCGCCTGCATCATATCGATCAGATGGACCGTTTCGAAATCAGAGAAGGACTGAACGCGTAGGCCGCCGATACGAGTGATCTTGTCGATCTGGCTCTTTGTCAGCTTCGAGATATCGTTCCGGTATGCAGTACGGAGTTCGACAATCTTCGGATTTGCTGTACCGCGCATCCGCATCCATTTCGTGTAATCATCATAGATGCCAGGATGCCGTTTCCGCAGTCTCTCAAGGCCATCCGTAGATGTCAGATCGTTCATATCGACCTTCACATAGCCTTTGTAGACTTCGTTCAACCACTGGCCTGCAAACTTAGATAACGTCTTTCGTCTGGATTCGACATAGCAGATTCCGCAGGGAACTGTGTCGCCAAGGTCCGCCATGACCTTTCTGATGTGGATAAGATCATCCGGCATCAGGATCGTGTTCGGAAGAAGCTCAGTGATCCTGTTGAATGTTCCCTGATATAAAAGACGCTTCGCACACAGTGTGGAAGCGTCCAGCGTTTTGACATATTCATCATTGTTTTTCAGCATCACCTGATTATCTGCTGCATCATAATCCAGTCTCATCTGGTCTGCTGCTATAATCGCAGAAATGCTGTTTACATCCTCAATCCATGACCGAGCCTCCGCGTTAGAGAATCCGGCCTTCACAAGAAGGGATAAGACCTTCTTTTTGTCTGTCTCCCGCCATGTCGTAAGAGAAAACCGGGAGAATGTTTCTCCTTCTGTAATCTCTACTCCGCTTCGTTCGAGGTCCATCCTGTCGTTTCCAGACAGAGCCGCTGCCGCCTGCTCCCTTGTCAGTGTCCGCTGCGTAGGTGCTCTCGGTTTCTGTGCTTCAGTCAATGCGGTCTGGATCTTCCCCTTCTTCTCAGAAACGGCACGATCCACTTCCTGCATTCTTGTGCTGCCGGTGAAAGCATTGATCTCGGCCTTTGCATCGCAGTAGGCTTCTTCCCATGCGCGTCCGATATCGTCTGTATCGTACAGCATCTTGTATCCGCGCTCAATCAGATCCGCAAGTTCCTTGTCCTTCGAGATGTTATCCCGGAACGCACGTACCGATGTCTTGTCATTCCTTACTTCGAAATGTGCAAGCTCGTGGATGATCGTCTGCATTGCGGTCTTGTCGCCAGCCGGATGCAGGTTGACATAGATGTGCTTGTTGTCAGAAGAGATCCAGCCGTCTACGGCGAAATCACCCTTGCCTTCGTTCGCTGTCATCACGCCGTCTGTGAAATGCATCGTGCCGGTGAAGCCGGATGCCTTTGCCACTGCACGAGCGGCCTTAATGAATTCATTCGACGGCTTTACGACCCTGACATTACCGGCACCGCCGATGTCACCGAAGATCTGCTTGTTGCTTACTTCTGCAAGCGGCTCAATCTCTCCCGGATCTGCTGAAAGATACGCTTCTCTTCCTGCACCTGTGCTTCCGATTTCGCGTCGTCCTTCTGCTTCCAGGCCGCTGCCTGCGACTGCGGAAGAGTTACTGTTTGTCCACTCCTGGACGTCATCGTTACCATAGCCTCTGCCATTGATTTCTCCTTCCTTTACACCTAATTTCTGTGCCTGTGATACATATGCCGCTGCAATCTGAGGCATATCTTTTGTGAGGCTGATTGCACTCTTGCCTTCCTGCCCCAGGTTATACGCCTTGATCATTGATGCCGCGAAATCTTCGCCGGACATCATCTGCCTTTCGACAGAATTGTTTACGATATCATTATAGGCAAGCCTCATCGTGTTTGCAAGCTCAGGATGCTCCGACTCGATGGTATCAGTGATCCTCGATGCGCTCTCAACAAACGTATCAATGTCTGTTCCGAATCGTTTCTGTACAGCCGTCTTTGCAAGGTCTGATGTAATGCCTTTGCCGGTCATGTCTCTGACAATCTGATTGCGTTCAGAAGATACAAGATCTGTATCTGTTGCAATGTATGTCTTTACTGCATCGTTGATTCCGCTGAACGTAGATTTCATGTCAGGAACAACAGACCGCAGTTCCTGCATTGCCACCTGGTTTTCACGAATCGCCTTTGCATCCTCTTTTGTAATGCTTTCGTCTTCATTCAAATGAGTTACAGCATCCTGCAGAATTCTGTTGCTGAGAGCCTCTTCCGCATTCGCCTGCGCCTGGTACTGCAAGACATTGCCAACCTGAAGTGCAGACGGAGTGCGTCCACGATCCAGTGTCTGCTGCAGCCTGGCAGATGATCTGTACGCAGCGGATTTCTCATCATTATACTGCCCCTGCTGTGCAAGCTGATAGAGTGCATCCGTATCGTTGTTTGCTTTGAAATTCCGGCCCTGATTGATCGCGTTAATGTTGCTTATGCCAACAGCACCGCCAGCCATAATGCCACCGGACAGCGCACCGCCAAGGAAGCTCAATCCGCTTTCTTTCGCTTGATCAACAACAGCGAGGCCGAACGCTTCCTCTCTGGACATGCCCTGCTCTTCGTAGGCACGAATCTTCTGTTCCCACTGGCTCTGGTCCCCCATCACAAGGATATCGCCCAGAAGGTTGATCATGTCTGATGCGACCTCTTCAGAGCCTTCTGCGAAAAAGTTCTTTGCGATGTACGCCATCTTGCCTGAATGCAGACTGTCCATATTAAGCAAGGACTCTAACGAAACACGTTCCGTAATATACTCTGCGAATCCAGACAAAAGCGAAAGCTTAATGGCATCGTTGTCCGAATATCCCTGGTCTTTCAAACTGACAAGAGTATCCGATGCCGCCTGAGACGACATTATGTTAAGTGTGATCTGTTCAGCCGCACTCTTTGACAATCCTAGCGCACCGCCGATGCCTGCACCGATAAGGCCGTTCAGGATGAAATTCCCCATCGATTCGCCGGTCTGATATGCGAACTGTCCGACAGGAGACATATCTTCCATGACGGCTTTGTCTCTTGCCTGCGAAATGTACGACGGAGAATTGTACCAGGCATTCTGATCGGTTCCACCTGTCGCCACATAATTGATTGCATTCCCGATTGTGCCTGCAATCTTCAACGGAGACTGAAGGACATTCCGGCCCATTGTTGCGGCCCAGCCTTCGTTCTTCGCCTGCTCAGTATAATGAGCATCGATGTCCGTCCGTGAACGTGCGTTCAGCTCTTCGTCGAACGAATCCAGGAAATCATCCGCTGCTTCTCGCCCCTGTGTTTCGTAGATGTAGTTGTATACCTTGACTTCGTCTTCCGTCAACTGGTCATACTTCTTATTGACAGGATTGTTGTAGTCAACTGTGATTTCGGAATTCTTATTGATGTGTTCATATCGCGGATCGGAATAGTAATACGACCCTTCCATTTCAGTTCCGTCTGGACGCTTGTTCGTCACTTTTTTGGAACTGTACTGACTCTTCTGCTCGAAATCCTCGTTTCCGGCAAGAGCCATGTAGTTTTCATACGCCTGCTTGTTCTTCGCCAGATAATCCTGATATCTGTTTTCCTGGATTGTTTCTATTGCTTTTACTCCAGCAGGGATCTGCGCGTATGCACTGACCATTGGATTCCCATTGTTGAGAAGCTTTAACAGTGCATAGGATCTTGCAGTGCTTTCACGATCCGCTGCGGACAGGATATCAGCATCGAATGTTCCGCCACCGCCACGGACATTGTTTACAGGATCATTCAGGTATGTACGCGCAGCGTCCTGTGTAGCACCATTATTCGCAATGATCGCCTGCTTCTGATCATAAGCCGCGATCCTCCTGGTATCAATAGGCTCAGATCCGATGCTCTTCGTAACGTACTTATTACGAAGCCTCTCCGCCGAATCATTGCTGTATTCGAACTCCGGCTTGTTATCACGATCGTCTACTCGTGCGGCATTGCCGGATAAATACTTTGATCTCAGTTCAGAAATTCCCATTATAGGACTCCTTATTTAATGTTACTGTACAACTTCTCTAATGCGCGTCTCTCTGCAGCATTGATAAGCGGGCCTCCCTGAGCCTTTGACATCGTTGCAGCGTCGTTGATAGCATTTCTAATCTCTGCACCGGATGCACCGTTATGAAGCATCTCGATGATTAGATTCTGTGTATCGCGGAAACCATTGTTGCCCATTGCGCCGCCTGTCACTCTCGCCTGGATGATCGCAGGATCATTGTTTGCACTGAGTGCCGATGCCGTGTTGCTCTGCTGGAAGTTGATCTTCGTCTGACCGGAAAGGTTCTGCTGGTACTTCTCGTTCTCCGCCTGAAGCTTTGCGAGTGCATCGTTAATGCTCTTTGCATTTGCGCTCTGATCGTTCTGCCACTGCTTCAATGCCCAATCATTCGCAAGATCTACATTTGCCTGACGTGCCTTCTCCTGGGCCTGCCAGTTCGCGTAATTGTACTGGTTCGCCTGATCAATCGCTGCCTGCCGTGCCGCCTCCTGAGTCTGCCAGTTCATCAGATTGTACTGGTTTGCCAGATCTACGTTTGCATTCGCAATGTTCTGCTGGTTCTGCCAGTTCGCATAATTGTACTGGTTCGCAAGGTCGATAGCCGCCTGTCTCGCAGCTTCCTGCGCCTGCCAGTTCGCATAGCCGTACTGATTCGCGAGATCCACGTTCGCGTTGGCGATGTTCTGCTCGTTCTGCCAGTTGTTGTAATCCTCGTTGTACCGGCGCATATAATTGTCGTATGCCGTCTGCCGGTCATCCTGGTACTGGTTGTACGCAAAGTTCCGGTCAGTATCGTACATGGACCGAGCGATCTGCTGCAGCTCCGGGATCTTATCCGCAAGAGCAGCCATGTATGTGTTGTATTCGTTCTGTGCCGCTGCTTCAGAGTATGAGTTCGATACGCCGCCAGTCCGTGCTGACAGTCTCGTTAAGGCATCGTCGTACGCCTGCTGTCCTCGTCTCGTGTACTGCTCTGCATACTGCTGATACAGCGGATCATCCTGGTAATTGTAGGAGAACTGATCGTACTGGAACGGATCGTAACTGAAGTCCCCACCAGAATATCCAGCGTACGGAGTTGCTGTGTACTGCTGCCAGTTGGTGTATTCAGTTGGTGTATACGTCTGGTAGTTGGTGAAATCAGTTGGTGTTTTGTACAGCGAATACCCGGTGAACTGTGTCGGCGTATACGTGGAGTAATTGCTGAATGTCCCAGGAGTATACGTCTGGTATGATGGCATCGGTACGGAAGAATAATTGCCGTGCAGAACGTCCGGCTCCTTCTTCAGATTCCGCGAAGCCTTGACAAGGTCCGTAGTCGTAGGCTTCACGTTCCCGTCAACAGCCTCATACGCTTCTATGCTGTTGTCTTTTCTCTTTAAAGGCATTTTGTCACCTCTCTATTATGTGATACCGTATATTTTGATCACGCAGTCTGCATTACCAGATGAAATAATGTAGATGCGATTGTTTGTGAAATCGAAATAGCATCTGCCTGCGTATATGCTATTCTGTGCAGAAGTGACATGACTTTCGTACGATGTGCTTGTACACAGTCTTGCCAACTCGTACGGGATGTACGTCGATGCCATTGCGCCACGTCCGCCGCCTACTGCGCTGCGACAGGCGACAAGGACGAATGCCCTATACCTTGCCATCCGTGAACCGACAGAAACAGTCGTCCAGGAAGATGAAGTGGTAGAACCAAGTAGTTTTGCATTATCACTTGGGTTTTTATATAAGATGGACGTTCCACGAGGAAAGAACAAATAATCAGAACTCAGTTCGACGTCGTAATTGCTGGTTGTGTTGGACGCATATTTAATCATCAGGCCATCATACGGGCTTAACTGCACATAGCCGTTTCTTGCTCCAGTAGATTGATTAGCCCCATACATGCTGAAAACGCCCGGTGCGCTTGATCCGTAATCCAATTTAAGCATTTCATTTGAAGTGCTTCCAGACTCTCGTAAAACTCTGATTTGATTTCCGTCAAATAGTGTTCTTGTTTTATAGTTCGAATAGGCAGCATCAAGTATTTCATACCCTGCACCAGGTCCCATTGCAACATAGTTATCGCCATATTTAAGTTTTATAAGATCGCCTTCAACACCCTGCGTCTCAATAAAAATATGTCCGCCTGTGATGTTCGCGCTCGCCATGTTTACCTCTCCGGTCGTCATGTTGAGTGAATACTTCCCATTTGGAGATGCGATAGTGCCTGTCTTTATGTTCCCGCCGGAGATCTGCGTCGTATTGTCAGTAAGGTTCGATTTCAGAACGACATCGCCCGACAGTGTGATATGATCAGCCGAGATCTTCACAGTAGATCCTGCCGAATTCACTGCCTGGACTATGGATGCGGCAGTCACTGTACCGTTTGAACCAACAGACTGTACAATGGACGAAATGCTGTTCGCATTCTGAGTGATCCGAGTGTTCAGACCTTCGTACCCTGCAGCGGTCTGTATAGCTTGATCATTGATCTCTACGGATGTACCTGCTCTGGAAACGACAAGAGCGAGTTCTTCCTGCTGGCGTTCATCGGTCTTACCCTGCGCATAGTTCATGTGTTCGACGCGTTCCTGGATGTATCGCAGGTAACGCTCGATCTTATCTAATGATTCCGGCACGTTATTCGGATCAAGCACCGGGCTGTCTTCAGGAAATACTCTTGCCATTATCTCTCGCTCCCTTGTCTGAATTCGCGGACGATACCCAGGATCGCACACTCACCATGACCGGAGATCCGCATCTGATACCGGTCGTCTCGTGCGATCGGAAGTGCAATGACGCGGACGCCTCTCGGCTTCTTTATCAGCCGCGCCACTTCTTCCCATCTCTGGTCGTCCAGTTTGTGTTCGATCTTCATTGTGGAATCCTCTCCCAGCTCCACACGCATGATGATCTTTCCGTGCTTCTTGTATGAGAACAGAACGCTGGAGGAATTGTATCTGCCGGATACAGTCTCATAGAACGGCTTGAAGGTCATGGACCAGTCATTAAACTCTGTTTTATTGAGGACCGTCTGCGTCTCATCATCCGTAAAGAGATATGTTCCTCCGTGTCCGGTCTCCAATCTATAAAAATGCGATTCGAAATATCCGAACCGCTTCACATATACATCTTCATCCTTCAGCCACAGGCCCTTCCGCAAGTCAAACATGAAGGTCTTTCCTTCGCCATTCAGCTTCGCGGACAGATAATAGTGGAATCCGTCATACCCGCCTACTGCATCTGTGTAGTCATAGTCTCCGAGCTGCAGGCCGATCTGCGAATTGTACGATCCGTTGTACCGCATCACGCCCTTCCGGGACATGAAATACAGCGTATCGTTGATCACCTGCATGGACTTGTGGCAGCCCTTCTTTACGCCGTCAATGATGTACTCGATGTACTCATAGTTCAGCGCAGTCTCGCCCAGGAGCTTGTACACGCGGTCCTCTTTGAAGAACATGACCGATGTGCCGAAGGAAATGCAGCCGGTGAATTCACCTTCTGATGCGACAACCGCTGCGAAAGGCGACGATGCATAGCCCATATCACCGTCGAACACGTCCGGCTCACCCTGTTTCGAGCAGAAGATCTCATTATCTGCTACACCGAACAGCCGGTTCTGCGCAGAGCAGATGAAATCGAAGTCCGGCAGGCCGTGTGTCGTGTCCATATCTGTCAATGCAAAGGTGACGGTGTTCAGGATCTTCTTTGCAGGCCAGATGATGATCCGGTTATGGATCGCTGCAAACTGGTTGTCCGTTCCGATCTGACCGCAGCGGTACCAGTTCCCGACATACGTGCCGGTCGGCCTCGATGCGGAAGGAACATCCGTAAGGTCAGCATAGATGTATCCGTCGCTATTGACGATGTACAGCCGGTTGAAATGCACGATATCGACGATATCAAACGACGCATTCGGCCTTACGATGTGGTTCAGATGCGGCTTCATCGCCATGTACGGATACCTGTCAGCCGTCATGTGGTACGAGTCTTCCAGTTCTCCCATTGTGTAATTGTCTGTAAGATTGATCCCCATCAGGCTGATGTTCTGATTTGATTTCAGCTCAATCTGTCTGGGAAGTCTCGGTAAAGTTTTCATAGGCCTCTGATATATAACGGATGTTTGACTCTGTGTTCGCGCCGGAACCACGCCTTAACGTCTGTGATCGCCTGGTTTGCTACGGTCATGTCGTTTGCATAAAGCGATGTGTCTTCCTGCGCAAGGTCGATCATGGCGCACAGATATAACGGATATACATTGTCTCGCGGGAACCTGACCATCAGCTCATATTCGGGATCGTATTCGTCTTCTTCATGCGGGAACGGCTTCCCCCATGTCTCCGCGAGTTCCGATTCCAGTTCAAGCACCCACCGCGCCTTGTCAAGCTCGTCGATAGCGTTCGGACGCATCGCATCGGCTTTGGAGATTGCTTCGCTTAATTTCATCTTTTTTACCCTTTGTAATGCACGAAAAGAGCGCACCCGGTTAAAGATGCGCTCTGTCGTTTGTGTTATGCGTATTTACGGCTTTCTTCGAGATACTCGTTCTGCAGTCTCTCCTGGTACTCTGCCGAGTGCAGGTCCTGTGCGAACGACTGCTGGATGATCTCATCGACGACGCGCGGGATTTCCACATATACGCCTCTCTGGACTTTATACATCCTGCCGTTATACCCAACAGTGATATCGTCTTTATATCTGCCGTTGTCTTTGAAGTATTTCACTCTGACGAGTTCCATCGGATCGTATTTCTCGCTCTCGTTCTTTACTTCAGTAGCTTCGATCTCGCCTGAGACCTCGTCCACATCTTTGATAGGTGTCTTTTTCGTTGCCATGTTATCCTCCTTGAGAATGTGAGGGAGGGCTGTTATACCCTCCCTCTGAAATGGTTAATTAGTTGCCGTTGATGTCGTTGAACGTAGACGTGGACTCGATACGGACCATGTACTGTTCGACAAGACGCTCAGCAGTCTTGATGGCCTTCCAGCCCACCGTGCTGCGCTGATCAAGAGGATCAGCCGTACCGGCAGAACCGAGCTGCTTCACGATGTGCTGCAGGCCGCCGCCGGTGATATCGGTAACGCCGTAAGCATTGTCGCCCAGGATAAGAGTCGAGTAGACATTTCTGGAAGAAGCACCAGCCTGTGCGAAGATCTTCGCTTCAGTAGACTCAACGAAACGAACGCCTGCGATCGCACCGATCTCATTCGAGTAGACGTTGTTCGTATCAACATACTGATGCGGGGTCTTCCAATCCGGGTCGTCCATCAGATCGTACTCGCAGTCAGGATGGATGATACCTACATACCAGCCATCGATCGTCGGCGTGTTCATCTTCTTCAGGATACGGACCGCAGTACGGATATCACGGACCGTCAGGTAGTTGTTGCCGGAAGCAGCACCACCGACAAGAGCGGAACGGGATGCGCCGCCCTGAGCATACAGGACGTTCGTGCCGCCGTTCAGCACTTCACGGGTCACGGTATCAAGCGTACGGCCTGCCTGAGAAGCGATAAGGCGCGTAGCCTGGACAAGGTTGTTGTCGATTGCCGTAAGGAGCAGGACGTCGGAAAGCTCGACATAGCCGCCGTACTGTGCGACGGTTGCCGTCAGAGTCGTGACGTTCAGTTTCTGTCCGTTCGGCGTTACGCCTTCGGTAAGCGGCGTCATAGCCTTCGGCAGGGAATCATACTTGCGGAACTCGATCGTCTTGCCGCCGTTCTTCGGAATCGGATGCTTCTGACCGAACTGATCATGGACCAGTTCCGGCTCTGCAAGGTCGATCAGGTACTGCGAGTAATAGGTTTTCATTTCCGGCGACAGGTCGTTGCTGCCGACGGTGTTATCTAACGTGGTGTTCGTGTTATTGAACAGGTCCAGAATGGACGGAATAACAAAAAGTTCTTTCATGTTTTACCTCTTGAATGTATAAAAATTCAGCAAGAGGTTTAGAATGAAATGATCTCTCCTCTTGCTGCTCTTCGTGCGATCTCCGCACGTTCTGCCTTTGTGAGCTTGTTCACGTCAGTCTTCTGTGTGAACGTACTCTGATATGCAGTTCCGTTTTCTCTGGGTCTGGTACCGTTGGCACGAATAGTATCAGCGACGCGCTTCTCAGTCGCCTTTGCAGTCTGCGTCATTGCTGTGGACATGATTTCGTCCATGTGCAATACCCTGTACGCATGGTCTACAGGAACGCCTGCCTGGAGCATTCTGGCGAAGTCTGGATTCTGCACTTCCTGATTGATGTCGAACGACGGGAAGATCTTCTTGACCGCTTCGGCCTGCTGTAACCACTGCTGGTACTGAGCGTCGGCCTTCGCCTGGTTTTCTCTTGCCAGATTCTCGCGTTCGAGCTGTGCATTGCGCTGCTTGATCTTGAACATTTCCTTGTAGGCGTCTACGGAAAGACCTGCACGATCTGCCGCATCTGCCCACATGTTGTAGTCGTCATCAATGGCCTTCTGCAGCTTTGAAACATCCCCATCTGTGATGTTGTATCTCTGCATCATGGAATCAATGACTGTGCGCTGATCATTCAACTGCTTCTCAAGATTCTTCGTCTCCTTGAACCGGTTGTTGATCATCTTCTGCGTTTCTTTTGTGTAAATGTCCTTGTACTTGCCTCTGATATCAGCCCGGAAAGCGGCCTCGATATCTTCTGTGTTGTCAGAAGCCTCGTTTGCTCCTGCGGGGTCGGCGGCACCCTCTGGTCCAGTCATTCCTTCGGGAAGTTTTCCGAAGTATACGTTCTGGAATTCGCCCTTTCTCTGTCCCTGCTCCGGTGCGGCAGGAGTAGTATTTGAATCGCCGGAAGAAGTGGCAGCGGCTGCACCACTGCCGTCTCCGCCTTCGCCAAACAGCGCAAGATCGGAGATTAAAATCGTGTCTGTCATGGTAAACTCCATTCTTTTTTCGCGGATATAAGCCTCCGTGTGGCTTTTATATAGTCAACTGAGATCGCTGGCCTCACGATCACAGATAACTTCCAGTTCGTCAGGATGCCCCGCCTGAATGCCAAAAAGCGCGATTTCAGCCATTGAAACCGCACCCTTGACAAATTCCTCGTCCGAAGTAAAGCGAACGTAAGAATCGCCTTTTTCGAGCGAATATTCGAGGTCTCTGACGATGTCCCTGTGTGACAGGCAGAAAGACACAAGCCCACAGGTGATTGCCGAGACACCGGCGCACACTTGCGGGCCTGCATGGTCTTTCACTACCAAGGAGAAATGGTTATGAAGAAAGCGAATCTCTGCCTTGATCATTGCATCGGATTCGCTGTTCCTGCGTTCATATCAGGAGCAGATCTCTTTGCGAGTCTGTTCCCGTAGGATGTCATAGGCGTATGTGCCTGCATCACCCCGGATGCAAACGAATTGCCTGATCCTGCATCGACATCCTTTGTCCTGCCGCCAGGTGCCTGTGCAGGATTTCCTGTCTGCTGTACCGGCTGGCCCTGCGGATTCATCGGCATCCTGCCTGTCAGGAATGCGATGTAGTTCTGCGCATCCATGAGCTGCATCTGAAGCTGCTGTACGACATTGAGAAGCGTCTGACCCTGGCGGACATAATCGCGTACCTTCTCGATACCTTCAAAGTCCATCATTTCCAGCGCACCCATGGATTCCTGCGCCCTGTTCGGGTCGAAGAAGCCCATCGCGTACAGTTCTTTCGCTCTCTCGTTCTCTTCCATCTTCGAGAACGGGTTCTTCTTCTGAGCCTTGATCGCAATATCAAAAACCGGCTCTCTGACGAGCGGATTGCCCATCGAGTCAAAGCCGGTCTGCTGAGGTCTGATAGCCAGGTTGTTGAAGTCTACGTACTCATACCCTGTTTCTCCTGTAATGCGGAAGGACCGGGAGATACTGTAGAACTGCCGGATCATTTCGATAACCAGTTCAATGATCCTTGTATACGCTCTGTAGGACGCAGAGATCATGTCACGGGAGACCTTGTTTCCTGCCTCCTGCAATGCAGCAATGGCTGATGCAGCGGAAACGCCGGATGCCGTACCACCGGAGTTTACGTCCCGGTTCGCAGCGGTATCCTTCATTTCTTCGATCTTCTGCTGCAGCACGTTTTGATAGATCGGCGACGGAGGCGTCACCTCGATCTCCCTGATACGCGTATCGGAGATTTCGCCCTCTACTCTGACGATCGGCTGTGACCAGTCAGCGAAGTCTTCCGGGTTTACGTTCGTCGAGGACGATACAAAGAATCTCTTCTTCGTACCCATCACTGACGATTCCATGATGTTTGCGGAAAGCTTGTCGATGTACAGTTCTGGGTCTTTGCAGATCGCTACATACCCGAAGCCTGCAGGCGTACCTTTCTCCGGGAACATCGTATCCAGTACGACCGGATACATGCCGTGATCGTAATATCCTCTTCCGGCACACTCAGGATCGTTCTCGGATGCGTACAGAAGCTCGTCACCGCAGAACTTTGCGTAGTGCAGGAGCGTTCTTCCGCCTTCCGTGATCTTGTAGTACCAGTCAACGACAATGACCTTGTCATCCGTGTTGATGTTCTCGTCGTACAGGTACTGCGTGACGTCGAATGAGTTCCCGTTCAGTTTCCCTTCAAACTCAGGATACTCCTCGTTCAGGATGTCCTTATCGATCATGTCTACGATGAACAGGTTCCGTGATTCCTGCAGATCCGTGATGCCCGGCTCCCAGAACAACTTCAGAAGATCGACAGGCCGGATGTCTACGTCACCGAGGCCGTTCTCTTTGCTGTTGTTCCAGAAGATCCCGTACGCAGCGGTACCGTGCTTTAACTTTTCCCACCAGTTGTCATCGTATGTATCCTCGAACTTATTGTGTTCCAGAACGACCGGGAGGATGGACGACAGGATCTTTGCAGATCCCTCATCAGATCTCTCTCGCGGCTTTACGACAGGCTCTGGATAGTTGTCCATGGCGTCCGCATGCTTATTGAGGATCGCGTTGAACAGCCATGCAGACGTCGGTTCCGGTGCGACTACGTTCTTATTCTTGCCGGATCGCCTTAACACTTCCCAGTGCCGCAGCTCATACCACAGTTCGTCCTCTACGATCCGTGCTTCCAGGTTCGCTTTTCCTGCCTTGTAATCCTTCAGGATCTGTGCAGCCTTTCGCACTTCTTCTTTTCCGATCCTGTGCAGGTTTGCGTCAGGATCTATATGATTCCTTCGACCATTAAAAAGGCCATCCTCAAATGGTTCAGCGACTGCATTGCCGTTTTCGCCATCCAGGATAGCCTCATTCTGTCTTCCAAATCTTGTAGGCATGTATCACCTCTAAAACTTTTTGTAGTACGCGTAATGTGCGTTATACTTGATCTGATCATCCGTCGACAACGGATCATACGGCTTCGGTTTCTCAATCTTCTTGACCGGAGGCGCAATCGGATTCGCCATCGCAACGTACCGGAACTCATCGTAGATATGGTCCTCACCGTCAGTATCGATATCCTCGACATCCTTCTCGTCATACACGAGTGCAGGTATCGTGCGGATGAAGTTTTTGCATGTATTAAAGCAATAAAATAAGGGAATCCCATCCTCGTTAAACGACAGCCTGTGATGTATCTGCATCTTGCCGTCGATACGTGCGTGGTTTCCCTTTTCGAAATATATTCTCTGACGCTCAAACAGCGCGCCTATTGACTCCGTACCATCTGATCCCCAGATAGCCGGATCACCAATCCTGTGTATTGTCCTGCCTTTGAGATTCGGATCTTCTGCTTCGATCCTTCGCATCTCTTCAGCGACATCTGTCGGCTCCCATTTTACGCCGACGTTTGGCGTACCATTGCATCCGTAAAGTTCTCTGATACGATACAGTCTCCGTTCGTGATCTACTGCATACCATCCTACCGAAAACGGCCTGCTGTAGCCCCAGTCAAGACCGCACCAGATCGCCCAGTCCTTCGGGATCTTAAACGGTGCGATGACGTGTGTATTCTGCCGGTCATCATAATGTTTCGGATCATTCACCCACTCCGTAAAGACCTGACCGGAGAACGTATCCCAGTCACCGTACAGCAGTGCATTCTTTTCTGCTTCCGGCAGAGATGCCAGACGCTGCACATAAAGAGGATCGTTCGACAGTAGTTCCTGATTGTCAAAGACTGTCGCGGGAACGAATATCCTTGACTGTTTCCCCCTATGAATCTTCCCGTCAGGAGTTTTCCATTCCACTTCCTCCCATATGGTCGTCATCGGAGGCGCAGCGGTTATGAATCTCTCCTTCACCCAGCCATGGCCCACTCCTCCTGGGTTTGCAGTTGCGCGGATGTAGCATTGTGTGCCTGGTCCATTCGGGCGGCAACGGGAGAATAAGTAACTGTACTCGTCCCATGTAAAATGCGTCAGCTCATCGAACCCGATAAAATCATACGCTTTTCCCTGGTATTTCTGGCGGTCCTTCGTGTACTGCATCGCTCCGTAGATGATCTTTGCCCCAGAAGGAAATGTCCATGTATGCGATGTGCCATTGTACCTGGCTTTTGGACACGCTGCTTTATAATAGTTCTCTGATTTTTCTATCAGCTCGGAGAGTTCAGGATATGTCTTCCGCAAGATCAATGCTTTGTAATACGGTATATGTATCTGACGCAAAGCCTCCGTTACAAGTGAATCGCTCTTCCCGCCTCCTGCTGATCCGCCATATAGAGCTTCAAACTCACCTCGCGCCATGAACGCTGCCTGCTTCGGCTGAGGCTTCCAGATTATATTCTGCGGAGCCTGTTTTGGAAGAGGCCGCCATGAATACTTATCCATCATCCTTTGGCTCCTCCAGAATATTCCGCTCCGCGAGGATTATCACACCGCCGGTATTATCGTCTGTGGCCTCGATAACGGCCCCCCACACGGCTTTCTGCCTGTGAGTCAACCAAAGATTCATCGAGGTCGGATCAGGCGGGATATGACGTATTTTTTTCTTCCTGGAGACGAGATTTCCTGCCCCGTCATATACTTCTTCGTACTCTGTCACATCATAGCCCATCGCACGTTTGTACAATGCGCCTACGACTTCGGCATCGACAACCTCTTTTGTCTTTTTAAGCACTGCCGACAATGCCGGATATTTATCCCTATAAACACGAAAGGTTGAGTACGCAATACCCAACCTTTTCGCAACCTGCTGCTCGGTCATTCCGTCTCGTATCCAGTTCTGTACCTGGTCTAACTGCGGAAGAACGACAGTCTCATATTTGCTTTTCATATCATCGCGGCGTATCGTCGCCGTGGGCCGGTCATCCTACGTCAGGATGATACCCGGATGACATAAGCATCGTCCTCTTTCTTTGCCGTTACGAGCTTCGCGTTCTCGATGTCCGGTACCGAGATAGTTATCTGCATCTCCTCGTCGCCGTATTTCTTCACGACCTCGTACAATACTGCATCTACCGACTTCGACAGATCCTTAACTGCTGTCTCATAATCCTCTACTTTGGATCTCAGCTCTGCAATCTGCCGGTCCTTTTCCTTGATGATCAATTCCTGTTTTTTACTCATAGCACTCCTTTAATGGGGCATACAGAAGGAAGGAAGATCTGCATGCCCCGCGTGAATCCGAATGACATGACACTATCGAAAAAGGAGGTTGGCAGTTGTGGGATTACCTTGCCAGATTCACAGTGTATATCATAACAGATTCGGTTTTAATAAATCTTCATTTTTTTTAATCACTTTGTTTTACTGCGGAACTTTTATCAGCGCGAGAGCTTTTCCGTGTACATTGTATATCGTTCCAGCCTCGTATCC